ATATGTGTCTTATGTCTATGCGTGCGTTAAGCTTAATTCGATAGCGTGTGCCAAAGTACCACTTAGGCTTTATACCGCACGTCCCACAAGGGGAGCAAAGGCGTTATTTAAGACCCGTTCGGTTAATTCAGTTAACCGGAAGTGGCTTGAGTCTAATTGCGGGGTACAGCGTAAGGTTGCAAAGGCTAATGATGTCGAAGAGGTTCTTGATCATCCGGTATTGGATTTATTCGATCAAGTAAATGAGTTTATGAATGGTTTTGACCTTTTCGAGGGTCTTTATTCGTTCGGCGACTTAACCGGCAATGCCTACTGGTATATCATTAAAAATGCTTTGGGTGTTCCGGAGGCGATATGGCCTTTATTCCCGCAGTTCGTCAAAGTCGTTCCGAGTAAAGAGAACTTCATACTCGGCTACCAATACCAGCCGACACCTGACAATAAAATGTTTTTCGGTGTTGATGAGATAATTCACTTCAAAGAATTTAGTCCCAAAGATGCCTTTGTCGGTATGGGTGCTTTAGAAGCTGGTGTTATGGCTGCTGATCTCGGCGAATCCATGAACAAATATGACGTAGAGACGTTCAAGAACGCCGGATTAGCTGACATGGCGATAACTATCCCTGTCGAAGGCGGAAAGCCGGACGATAAGGAAATTAAGCGGATTCAGGCTCAATGGCGCAGAAAATATGCGGGTATCGATAACAGGGGGAGGATACCTGTATTAACTGGCGGTGCTAAAGTAGAGAACATCTCATTTAGTCCGAAGGAAATGGCTTTTCTGCAGGGCAGGAAGGCTTCACTTAATGAGATAGCTACCGTGTTCGGCGTTCCTCTATCAATGCTAACGCCTGATAACGTCAATAAGGCAAATGCCGAGGTTGGCGAGAGGCAGCACTTATCAAATACGGTACTACCAAAACTTCGTAGAGTTGAGCAGAAACTAAACGAAAAACTTCTCCCGATGTACGATGAATCTTTGTTTGTGGTTTACGACAATCCGGTTGGGGAAGATAAGGAATTCAGGCTCAAAGAGATTGAGCTAAAATTACGAACGAATTACTCTACGATTAATGAGCAGAGACAGATTGATGGTCAGGAGCCGGTTGAGTGGGGCGATGAACCGAGTCTGCCCGTTAATCCGGCGCCTGTTGTTCCTAAAAAGCGGGCAAAGAGTGTAAAAAGACTTCCTTCGCTTGAAATTCCATCTAATGCGGTTGATAAGAAGTTTGTTTCTGCAATGCAGGAATATTTCAAAGAACAGCAGGACGATGTAATTGCCAATGCCGAAAAAGATGCTAACGCACTCAAGTCAATTAAGGTTTCCGGTACTGCCAGCGATTTTGCATCGAGTTGGTTTGATAGTGCTAAGTGGAACAAGCGATTAGAAGAGACGCTTAAACCATTTCTTGAATCTACGATGTTTACTGCCGGTGGGAAAGCACTTAGTTCTATTAACTCTTCGCTGACATTTAATCCTCTTAATCCGAATGTAGCTAACCAGTTAACAAAACACCACAAAGGCGCAATCCAGATCAATGCTACTACATCAAAACAAGTTCGAAAAGCAATATCAGAGGCTTTAGAAGAGGGGACGGGCATAGCGGGCGTTAAGAAGAGACTAATTGAGGTTTACGGCTCAAAGATTGAAAGTTCGGCAATATTAATAGCCCGAACCGAAACTATATGGGCTTTTAATGCGGGGGCAAGGGCTGGTTATCTGCAATCTGGAGTTATTACCAGAATAGAGTGGGTATCCTCGAATGATGATCGAAGTTGTGATTTCTGTCCTGACCTTGACGGAAAGACAATTGACATAATCAGAGATGAGAATTTTTTTAACAAGGGCGATTCGCTGGTAGGGAGAAATGGGAACATTTTGAAATTCGACTACGAAGATATAGGTCATCCCCCCGCCCATTGTATGTGTAGATGTGCAATTGCCCCTATTACGGAGGGAATATGATTAAAAGGATAGTTTTAGAAATAGATGGAAAAGAAATAGACATGACTATTGAACAAGCCCAAAAACTCAAAAGCGAGATGGATAAGCTTTTCGGCAAAGAAAAAGAGTATGTGCCGTATTATCCGAACTGGTGGCACACAACTCCAGGCTACCCATACCAACATGATTATATATCAGATGGAACATTAACACCCCTAACGATTGTGAGGGTCACAATATGATTAAAAACGCAAAGAATAAATCGCAGGCAGTAAAAAACAAAGAAGTCAAGGTTAATAAAAACAATCTTGTTGATGAGCAGCGAAAACAGATGCTTGACCGCAGATATATAAAATCCAGGGGGATGTAATGGCAAAAGAGCTGAAATACAAATCGTTTATTGCAAAAACAGACATTGACGGCGAGGAAAGAACGGTAACGGCGGTAATTAGTACGGCTACTGTTGACCGTGATGCCGAGGTACTTCTTCCAAAGGGTATTGAACTTGAAAACTACCTAAAAAATCCGGTTGTTTTGTTCGGTCACAACTACACGGGTCTTCCCGTTGGTAAGGCTCTCTGGGTTAAGAAAGGTACTAAGTCTATTAAGGCTAAGGTTAAGTTTGCAGATACCGAACTCGGCAATGAGATATATGAGCTATTCAAAGGCGGTTATCTGAATGCCTTCAGTGTTGGTTTTTGTGCAAAAGAGGGACATGCCCCTAAGCCGGAAGATATAAAAAAGAACCCCGAATGGGCAAACGCAAGATTCATCTTCGATAAATGGGAGCTGCTTGAGTTCTCGGCAGTTCCCATCCCTGCTAACCCCGAAGCCCTCGCAACGGCGGTCAAATCTAAGTCATTAAAAATCGGCGATGAAATGAAGGGGCTTTTGGATATTGACATCGAGGAAACGTTTTATCCTGACAAAAAAGAAGCTGAATTGAAAGCAGAAAATGCTATTGCCGCCGATTTAGGCTATTTCATGGAAAACTACGACTTAGACGAAAATGGCGAACCCATTAGACGCAAAAGGTCTGAAGATCTAATCGAGCTTAAAAAGCCCGAAGAGCCGGTTCATCTTAAAAGATATATCAAATTGGAACGCCACATCGATGTCAAAGAGATTGCTAAAGTGGCGTTAAAAAAAGCAAAAGGACAAATGTATTAGTTGGAGTGATTAGTTGCCAGACGGCGGAGACATTAGGCCTTTCGGTTAGAGATGTCAGCTTGGGGGGCAATAGAGATCGCAGACACGAACGTAAATTAAAAACGAAAGGAAAATTAAAATGCTTATAAAACTTTTGAAGGACTACGCAGATTTTAAGGTTGGCGAAATTTGTGATACCGCCAACGATGCCGATGGTCAAAAACTTATTGATGACGGTATTGCTGAAAAGCACGTTATTGCTGAAAAGCACGTTATTGTCGAAAAGTACATTGACAATACCGAAGAGATTGTAAAGGAAGTAAAAAAGGCCGTCGCCGAGGAAATTAAGGCAGTTAAAATACCTGCCCAGCCAAAGAATGAAGATGGCATAAAGAGTATTTACCCGACAGTGGGTCACTTCTTCAAGGGCATCATGGGCGATCAGCCTAAAGAGAGGCTCTTGAATTACTATAAAGCTTCTGGTCTTAGTGCTGGTGTTGATTCTGACGGTGGTTATGCAATACCTGCTGAATTCAGTACAGCTTTACTAACCGCTCTTAATCAGCAGTCGGTTCTTGCTCCAAAATGTATGAACTTCCCGATTAACAGCTACATTGAGCTGCCTTATGTGAATTTGACAACTCAAGCCACAAGTTGGACGGGTGGTGTTACTGTTTATAAAAACGGTGAGGGTGTTGCAACGACCGCATCTAAGGCGGCACTTGGCAGAGCGGCCTTAAAACTCAAAAAGATGAGTGCTGCTGTGTACGCAACCGAGGAACTTATCGCGGATAGCCCGATTGCCTTGGGTTCATTCCTGCAAACAATGGTTGCAACTGAACTCGCACTTACCAAAGACGAGGATATTGTTAACGGCACTGGTGTTAGCGAGGCTCTCGGCCTTGTTGGCGCTCCTTGTACCATTGACGTGGCTAAAGAGAGTGGTCAGGCTGCCGCAACTATTGAATTTGCCAACGTTTTGAAAATGTGGAAGAGACTTAGCCCGATGAGTATGTCAAGGGCTGTTTGGCTTATCAGCCAGTTTGCAGTTGATCAGATAATGACAATGAGTCAGGTTGTCGGTACGGGCGGCGCTCCGGTTATGGTAATTAACGGCACGACAAAGCTTCCCGAGACGATTCTTGGCGCTCCGATTATTTGGAGTCCTCATTGCCAGACTCTTGGAACAAGCGGCGATATTATCCTTGCCGATCTGAGCCAGTATATCACAGCTACAAAGGCTGGAAGTGATGTCGAAACTCAAACTTCGATCCACGTTAAATTCCTTGAAGGCGAGACAGCGTTCAGGTTTACAACTCGTTTTGACGGTCAGCCCTGGTGGAGTTCTGCAATTACTCCGAAGCACGGCACAGCCGGAACAAGTGATGTCAGCCCGTTCGTAACTTTGGCAACAAGGTCTTAATTGAATTTAAGAGAAAAGGAGATTTTAAAATGATTTTTTCACAAGAACATCAAATAGTACCATGTCTGTACTCTGTAGATAATAATGCAGGTGCGGCAACGGTTTGTGATATTGTTAGCCTCGCAAAATACAGGCACGCAACGTTCATTCTAAACTTTGGCGTTGTCGATGATTCCATGACCGGAACACTTATTGCTTACAAGGGTGAGGATTTCACTACATGTACAACTGCTTTTGCAGCAAAGTACAGATACGGTGCAACGACTGACACTCTTGCTGCCCTTACTACGTTGGCAGTCACAGGCGTTTCGCTTGCAACCGGTGCGGCGGCTGATGTCGTTACCGATAACACATTAATAGTTGTCGAGGTCGATGCGGAAGATTTAGCACCTACCGCAGCGAATCCATATCACACCGTTAGGGTTGGTTGGACAAATTCGGCTCATAGCACACTGGTTGGAAT